CCTTATTTGAAACCGCCTAATGCGAGAAAGAAAAAGAATAAGGTATTTGAATTTGTATATTCTGTTTTCCCTCATATGAAAAGTGAGGATATTAATAATTTTATTGATCTTAATACAAAAGAAGATTTAAAAACTTTAGCAAAACAGCATGGTTATGATGACAAAACAATTAAGGAGATCTTTGGAAAATAATTTTACATGTAAATGGTGTGGCAAATCATTTAAAAGCGAACGTACTCTTAGTGTTCATATGTGCGTCAAGAAAAGACGTATGGCAGACAAAGATCTAACACATACTAGATTAGGTTATAGAGTATTTCAAATGTTTTATGAGATTAATACCACAGCAACTAAACCAAAGTCATATGAAGACTTTGTTAAAAGTCAGTACTATGAGGGTTTTGTAAAATTTGGTAGAAGTTGTGTCACAAATGAATATTTAAATCCAGAGCAGTTTGCAGAATGGCTTATTAAAAATGGTAAGAAACTTGCTGACTGGTGCAAAGATAGTTTATATGATGAGTATATGTTACATTATGTAAAAAAGGAACCCGGTATGAAGGCCTTAGAACGAACAATTATGTATTTGTCCAAATGGAGTGACGAGAGTAAAAACGTTTGGCAGGATTATTTTAAATTAGTCTCCCCTGCAAGAGCAGTACATGATATTAGAAGTGCAAAAATAAGTCCTTGGGTATTATATTTGTGTCAAACAGGAGACGAATTACTTGTAAGATTTAATGATGAGCAGGTCAAGATGATTGCAGATATAATAGATGCAACCTTTTGGATGAAGCAGTTTGCTGGTAATAAGGAAGAAGTTGCAGAAGTAAAACAATCATGTGAGGTAGCAGGGATATGAATAAATTTGAATTATTGGAATCTTTTGGACCTAGGATAGCAAAGGTAAAATTATCAAAAGAAGAAACAAATGAACTATATCAAATTTGTATTAACTCCCATAGAGATGCAACAGATACTTTAGTTGGATATATAAAAGAAGAAGTACATATACTTGAAAGATTAAAAGGTTCAGAAGTTTCTAATACGATTTCTCAGTATGTAGATGAATATATAAAAACTGTAGATTCAGGAATATATGGAAAAATATTAAAAGAAAATAATTTTGATTCAATATGTAATTTAAGATCTGCATGGTACAATAAACAAATAGCAATGGAATATAATCCAATCCATAGTCACATAACTAGTGCAGACATTGTTACAGTTTTATATCCTAGGATTGAATTAGATACTAATGTAGAATATTATAAAGTTAATTCTACAACTAATCATAAACAAAAAGGACAAATAAATTTTCAATATGGACAGGAAGTAAATACTAATGGATTTGGAAGATACTGTGTTGATTTAGAACCTGAAGAAGGTGACTTATTAATATTTCCTTCATCTACTTTACATTATACTGCACCGGTGCTAGGTAATAGTTTTAGGTATAGCATAAGTTGTAATTGGGTAATACACAACCATATAAAAAGAATGGCAACAAAAAAATGAATAAGAAACAAGAATTACTTACAATAACAATGGAAGAATGCGGTGAATTGGTACAGGCATGTAGTAAACTAATACGGTTTGAAGATGATGAATGTCCTAATGATTTAAAAAATTTACAAGATGAAGTTGGTGATTTAATGTGTATGATTGAATTATTAAAAAGAGATGGATTTGTTACAGAGGAACAAATAAAGGACAGAATGTTTTTAAAAGAACAAAAATTAATGAAGTGGAGTTCGTTGTTTAATGAAGATTGATTTTGATGTAGATATAGATATGGCTAACAGAGATGACTTTTTAAAGTTAATTAACCATACTCCTGCAAGTATTGAAAAGGATGGTAAGTTTACTAAGCACAATACTGGCGTCTACTTTCAAAATATTCCTAAGTTTCCTTTACAAGGATACAGTACAATAGATCACAAACAAGCAGAAGATGAGGGTTGGTTTAAAGTAGATTTTTTAAATGCTAGTGTATACAACGATATTAAAGATGAAGCACATTTAAACAAGTTAGTAAATACAGAACCCATGTGGGAACTTCTACAACATAAAGAAGTTGTTGAGCAGTTGTTCCACATAAGTAACCATTGGGATATTGTTAAGCAACATACTCCTACTAATATAGAACAATTAGCAATGATATTGGCAATTATAAGGCCTGGTAAACGTCACTTGGTAGGAAAGAGTTGGAAGGAGATAGAGGATAATGTTTGGGTAAAACCAAATGATGGGACTTACTTCTTTAAGAAGAGTCATAGTTATGGTTATGCTCTAGCAATAATGGTACAACTTAATAGTATTTGTGAATAGTTAATCTGTCTTTTTAACTAATTGGATTCCACGTCTTTTTATACGTTTCTTTAATAAATTTTGTAATGTGGTTACAGGACCAAATAATATTTCAACATCTTTCATTATAAAAGTTTTTAAGCAAGGTTGAAACATTCTCATTTCTATATTTAAAAATACATCTATAGGTAGCATACGATTAGATTCCCACCACCATGTCTCTCCCATTTGTAAGAATATTCTTTTATCTTCTATTGTAGGTATCTTCTCAATATCGTAAAATGTTAAGATACTATTATCATGATTGACTACTATACCAACATATTCTTTACCTCCATACAATATGCCAGTAAGAAAGGGATATTTTTCTTTTGTTGAATCTATTAGATCTTTTTTCTCCACAATGTTATTTATGTAAGGTATTGATAAATAGTACAATAGAAAGAGTAAATTTATGAGCCAAGGAAATCAAAAAATGTATTTATATGATAATATTATTGATATAGTATTAGATTCCTATGGCGTATATGTGGATAACAGGCCTATGAATAACAGAAAATTAATAGCACATAAAGGAATGACTAACGAATTATTATTTAATATTACTGATAGAGATAGAAAGAAACAAAATGTATTTGGTAAGTCTTTTAGTGCAAACCTCGTAAACCCTACTTCTAAAAGAAGAGTTTTATCTAAATTATTAGAAGAAACTACTAAAGTAGGGCAAATAAAACTTAGTTTAAATGATGGTGATCTTGTAAATATAGACGCAGGATTATATACAATTTATATTGTAATGCAGAAAGAAGACGGCTCTGATGCTCCGGTATTTACAGATCAAAACAATGGACTTAAATTCCAAATTGAGATATCAGATCAGATAGGTAGAGAACCTGTAAAAACGCAAACAATAGAAACCTTCTTACAATCCGGTGAGGATATTTATACTTCAAGTGCAGTAAAGGGAAATGTTGATAGAAACTTTAATCACTCTTTACACAGTTTAGCAATCTATCCAAGTGGCTATTCAGGTACTATCACAATACAAGGCAGTTGTTTAGAAAATTCTCCTAACAGTGACGAAGCAAGTTTAGACTGGTTTGACATCTCAGATTTTTCTTTAACAACTTCTTCAGTATTAACACATAAAACTTTTAAAGTTAATGCTAATTGGATTAGAATAAAACATGTCCCTACAGCAGGTTCTATAAGTAAAGTACTAATTAGAAACTAGTTGACTTTTCAGCATATATCATGTATAATTAATGCATGGATATAGACTTCTTAGTTGAAAAGGTGCACCGCCTCCTTTTGGATAACTTGCCTATAAGGACAAGTAAAACTCCTAGTGGTTGGAATACAATGGATTGTCCAATGTGTACTGATAAAAGGAAACGTGGTGGTCTTATTACAACTGGTGCAAAAATATCCTATAATTGTTTTAACTGTGGGTTTACTACAGGTTGGGAACCTAATCCTACATTAGGTAAAAAATACAAAGACTTAGCAACAAAATTAGGTGCTGATCAAACAGATATACATGCTGTTACTGTTGACTTATTAAAATATGCAGAAGATTTAGAAACTGAAGACACTACCGATTATGTATATAATTTAGCGAAGTTTAAGAATGAAGATTTACCTGAAACTGCAATAGCAGTAGATGATTTGCCTGAGGAACATCCGGTAAGGCAGTACGCAATAGAAAGGGGACTTATTGGTCTATATCCATTGTTATATTTTGAGGAATCATTATATAAACAAAGATTGGTGGTTCCCTTTTCTTATAACGGAGAATTAGTTGGTTGGACTGCTAGGCATATAAATCCACCTAATAAAACAACACCTAAGTACTTACATAAAATGCAACCTGGATATGTTTTTAATATAGATAGGTTTGCAGATAGTAAAAGAGAAATTGTTATAGTGACAGAAGGTGTCTTTGATGCTATAATGATTGATGGAATAGCAATACAAGGTAATAGTGTTGGTCCTGAACAAGCACACCTAATAGAAAAATTGGGTAAAAGAATTATTGTTTGCCCTGACAGAGACGAAGCAGGTATAGATTTAATTATGCAGGCCGCTGAACTAGGGTGGGAAGTAAGTTTCCCACCTTGGCATGTGGATTGTAAAGACGCCGCAGATGCTGTACAACGTTATGGCAGAATGGCTACTGTTAGTAGTATTATAAGACATGCAACTAACAATGAACTGAAAATTAAAGTTAAGGCAAAAATGATATGAGAGAAAAGTTAGATCACTGGAAAAATGTATGTAAATTACATTGGAAAGAAATAGTTACTTTATCCATAGCATTACATTGGGCTGTAGATTTATTAATTTTAGGACCATTGTTTATTGCATTAGGTTGGTTTTTAGGTGTAAATTTTGGACATGGGCATTAAATGAAAGTTTATGTAAATGGTTGTAGTTTTAGTTATGGCAATACTGCTGATAATAAATTTGCATGGCCTGATCTTTTACCCTATGATGTAATTAATGAAAGTTGGATTGCTGGAAGTAATAAAAGAATATTTAGAAGAACTAAAAAGTATTTAGAAAATAATAATGTTGACTTGGTAGTTTTACAATTAACAGATCCATATAGAGATGAGTTTTACGATAGTATAAATGATTTGTGGTTAGGCCAACAGGGAGACTATTTACATTTTGATGATGAAAGTTATAAACGTAAAAATATAGATCAAAAATTAATAAGAGCAAGATGGGAAGGATTTAGAAAATTTAATTTATTAACAAGAACAGAAGAGCAAGTAAAGGCAGAAACATTTTACATGGTTAATAGCATGTTACAATATTTACATGCCAAAAATATTAAATATATTATTACAGGGATGAGTAATAGATGTTTACCAACAGAAGTAATAGAGCATTCCTTTAACATAGTAAAACCAATGAGTCATGTTGTAGATATAGAAAATACATATGACGATGGTCATCCAAATAAAGAAGGACATGAGCAATTTTCTAGATATATAATAAGTGAGATAGAGAAAAGATATGAGTGATTTAACAAACTATAATGAAGAAACACAAGAACTGTTTTTAAAGTTTTTAATAAGTGATCCTGATTTATTTGCAAGATGTCAAAACATAGTTAAGCCAGAGTATTTTAATTTAAAATATAGAAAGGCAGTAAACTTATTTATAAGTCATTCAACGGATTTTAATAGTATTCCAACACCAGAACAGGTAAGTGCGGCATCCGGAGTACAAATAGATATTATTCCAAATGTTACACCTGATCATCATGACTGGTTCCTAAAAGAGTTTGAAACATTTTGTAGACATAAGGCATTAGAAAAAGCAATTATAGAAAGTACTGACTTGTTAGAAAATCAAGACTATGGTACTGTGGAAAATAAAATTAAAGATGCAAGTCAAGTGGGACTAGTAAAAGATTTAGGTTTAGACTACTTTGAAAATCCTAAAGAAAGACTGCAATGGATAAAAGATCAATCTGGTGCAATCAGCACAGGCTGGAAGGGTATAGATCATAAACTATATGGTGGCATGAACAGAGGTGAGATGACAATCTTTGCTGGTGGTTCTGGTGCAGGTAAAAGTTTATTTTTACAAAACTTTGCAGTAAATTGGGCATTAGCAGGAATGAATACTGTTTATATTAGTTTGGAGCTCAGTGAGCAACTTATAAGTATGAGGTTAGACAGTATGGTATCTGGCTATGGTACAAAAGAAGTTATGAAGAATATGGATGATGTAGACTTAAAAGTCCGTATGAAATCCAAAGGTGCTGGAAGATTAAGAGTAAAACAAATGCCTAACGGTGTTACTGCAAATGACATAAGAGTATTCCTACGAGAATATGAAATACAATGTGGTGAGAAAGTTGATTGCTTACTGGTAGATTATTTAGATTTGATGATGCCTATTAGTGCAAAAGTTAGTGGCAGTGATTTGTTTATTAAAGACAAATATGTATCTGAAGAGTTGCGTAACTTAGCAGTTGAAAGAGACTTATTATTTGTAACTGCTTCGCAGTTGAATAGAGGTGCGGTGGAAGAAATAGAATTTGATCATCATCACATAGCAGGTGGTATTAGTAAAATACAAACAGCAGATAATGTTGTGGGTATTTTTACAAGTAATGCTATGCGAGAAAAAGGTAGATATCAAATACAGTTTATGAAAACAAGATCTAGTAGTGGTGTAGGTACTAAAGTAGACTTAAAGTTCGATCCAGATACATTAAGAATCGTTGATTTAGAAGAAGGCGATGAAGATGCAATGACTGTAACAACTGGAAATTTAGTTGAGCAACTTAAAAGGGGCAACAGTATTAAAGCAGACGAACCTTCAGCACAGGATACTGTATCACAGGCGATGAACATGCGAGAGTTCCTAAAGAAGAACGACATATAAATGATAAATAGCATTATACATATTTTTTGGAGATGATGTGAAGAAAACTCGCAGTATATTAGAAGAACTAAATCAAATTTCAGTTGACCGTGATAGAAATCATGTTGTTTCTAATAGAGGTGAACACGTCATTGCCAGTGCTATAAGTTTATTAGAGCAAATAGATCGCTATTATGATCCAGCAACAGCAAAAGATTTAACAAATAGACTAGTAAACAGCATTAAAGGTCGAGATGGCAAAAAATTCTCCAGGGGTATTACAAAGGTAATTAAGGAATCCCAAAGAGAAAAAGATGCTAATTAAACAAATACTTTCAGAAGACATAAGCGGACTAGATTGGGAACTTGAAATGAGTAAAATTCCTAATGGGTTTGTGGTTGATGTAGGTCAACAAGATTATACATGGGATAGAATTCAGAAAAACTGGTACGCAATTGATAAGAAAAATAATTCTAAAAAATATTTGAAACCTGAAATTGCTAAAGACTTAAAAGGAAATATTCTTAAGGGAAAAAATGGTAAACCTATTAAAACAATATATGGTAGTACCTGGAGAGCAGTCACACAGGCCGCTATCGGTAAGATAGATGGTGCCGGCGATGCTGGACCCGATACAGGAGATGCTATAGATCCTAAACCTATTGCTGATAAAAAAGAAGTAGAATTAGGGGGTTCAAAATTTATATTTCAGGATTCTACAAAAACATGGTTTAATACGAAAACTGGTAAACCTGTAGATAGACAGTCAGAAGCTCATGAAATTTTAATGGGTACTCAAGGATTTAAAAGTGACGGGATAACTAAATTAGATCCTCCTGCAACAACAAAAATTATGAACTATATACAGAAAAAGTTTAATCTTCCGGACGACTTCTTCCCCGCTAACCTAGGTGTTTCAAGTAAAGATAAAGCAAGAAATACTGGTGGTGTAATTGGTGGTGCCGCAGGAGAATTAATAGGGAAGTATGCACGAAGTCCTGCAACAAAATTAATAACTAAGATGTTTCCTTTTAGTGGTTCTGCTGGGAATGAAGA